ACATTGCTAATGTTAGTTTCAACAGTTCTTTCGAATGTTACAGATGAGACGTTTTCATAGTATGTAATTTTAACGGTTTTACTGTTTAGATCAAATGGATTTGCTGTGATAGATGAATCAACTGCAAGTTTTAATGTTATGTCTTCAATCCAGATACCATCAGATGCACGAAGCACCTGTTCAGATGGATAAAAAACTTCTGTCCGTTCGTTGTATAAGATTCTAAAGAGAAGTTCGATTGCCTTCTCAGAACCCTTTGCTTCATAGAACTGCTTAATGAATTTGATTAATCTTCTGTCATCAATCTGCGCAGTAAGCGGAAAGTTTTGCGCATACTGGTTCTTAAACTTGGGGAGGAATGTATCAAGTGTTCTGTTAATATCGAAATTCTTCTCATAGTTGAGAAGGAAATTGTTTACCTGATTTTCTTCGTCCAGAAACTCATAATACTTTTCTAAGAACGTAATGAATACAGGATACTCGACACGGACGAAATCTGGAAGTTGGTTTGCAATAAGATGACTTAGTGATTGTTTGAACCCATTATAGGCATCATCAATATAAACCATGTTCGCAGTTGCTGCCGCACCAGATCCACTACCACCTGAAAATGTAATTGTGGGCGGTGAAAGATAATTATACCCAGCAGATGTCAAAGTAATTGCAGTAACTTTACCACCAGAAACTGTAGCAGTTGCTGTTGCATTCCCGCTGATTGTAACTGTTGGTGTAGTCGTATATGTTAGACCTGTTAACGTACCAGCAGTAGTTACGAGTGCGACACTTGTTTCAGTCGTTAATGTAAATCCAGTAACATTCGGCGAGGTACCAGTTATACTAGAAACCTTATATGTTGTTCCTGATGTGTACCCAGTAATAATACCAGTTCCGCCCAGCGTACCAGTGATCGTTACGAGATCATTGACTGCAAGTGTTGACGCACCACAAGTAAACTGACCAGCAGTTCCAGATACGGCAACACTAGTAAGAGCATACCCCGATCCACCATCGGTAACAGTTACACTAGCAACCTTCTTATAGTATGATGTGGTTTCAGTCATCTATTATTCTTGTGAATTAGCAACTGCCGTAACTGACAGTCCTACAGGAATATTTGTAACTGAATTTGCTGCACTAGTATCCAATGTTAACACAGTATTTCTAGCGGCAAATGGGAAAACTGCTGCCGTTGAGACGGTCGAAGTCGATGTTAGATCTGTTGTCAGAATATTTGGTGCATCACCAAAAGGTTCAACATAAACTCTAAGAGTGCTATCTATAGTAGATTCTGTTCCTGAATTAATGAGAAGGTCGGTAATAGTAACGACACCTGTCGTATAGTCAACAGTTCCTACATTGGAAAGAACAATAACATCATCTGATGCACGTTTCATGACAAGAGTCCCAATATCGCCGACTGTTATATCATGTTGATCGGTTATGTATACCACGTATTCCTGTGTTCCGACAGTTGTATTGAAAGTCGTAGTCGTTAATGTTTCGATTTCCAATGGTCCATTAAATCTTACCACGTAATCCTCAGAAAACTCTGTGAATATCGGAATTCGTTTGTGCATCAGTACTTGAATACTAGCAGAAAAAATAGACTGTGTCGTTCCAACAACAGCAGAAAGCAACTTGGAATAATAGAAATTCTTTTGTAACTTGTTAACGTTGTTCGTAAAGAAGTTTTGCACAACTGTCCTAACCTCGGACTCAATTCTTGAGGAGGTTAAAGATGTAATTGTTTTATTATAGTTTACTGAAATGTTCAACCCGATATATGTTTCGATTGGATCAACGAATTCAGGTTGGATAGAAACAACACTTCTTGGTCGAATAATATCTCGAGCGATAATATCTCTGTCTGCCTGTGAGACTATCGATCCAGGTAGTGGTTGAATAGAGATGAATACTTTACCATAAACAGGAGGATTATTTTCTTCACCACCCCACACAGCAATAGAATTGATATTATTAAATCTAGATCTGATCAATGTCTCATAATCATAAGAAGTAACAACACGATTTTTAGTAGAATTAAATCTGGGAGCATTGTAACGAATACTGTCAACACTTTCTTTTTCACGACCACCAGTTGCAGCGGATCCAAGATAGACTACTTTAGTCTCCCCAGATGCAGTGAAAGTTTTTGATGGTGAAAAGTTAGGAATAGAATTCGCTGCTGATCCGCTACTTACGATATAATCAATGATAACAATATTACCGACCTGCAATTGCTTACCGATAATATCGTCACCAAATCTTATCTCGTATAATCCCGATGGACCTTCTTCAATGAAGAATGCTTTTGTAGTTCCATCGACTTCTACAATATCATCATAGAAATTCCAAGTTACAACTGATGTGACTGTAGATGATGTCTGCACTCTTACTCTCACAGTAGTAGTGTCAATGTTACTATTCGGTAAAACAAACGGTCCAGATTTATTAGATTGATCAACAATGAATGTATTAGTTACTCGCTTACCTTCAATCAGTTCCATTGGGAAGGTAAATCCTGTTTGTCCTGTTTCAAGAGTTACTAGTCCAGAAACATAATCCTCTTTCGGAAAGAAAGTATATGTGTTCTTTGCTGTTTTTGCAGTAAATGGTGTATCGCGTGTTACAGTTAAACTTGTGTTAGTGTAGGTAACAGGCGGATCGATCTGCAGTGTGATATTTGCACGAGCAGATTTTCTAGACGTCGGCGTATAACCTAATGTTTTCGCAATAGATGTGACTGAATTTCTCTTGACTGCACTATCAATAAACATTTCATTTGCTTGAAGATGCGCAAGAGTTGCATTATAATGTGTGTTGTATGCAAGAATATCAAGAAGGATCGTAAGACCAGCGCCATCAAAGTTGTAGTCTTGGAACTCCTCTTGCGATTGCATGAAGGTTTTTAGATTTTCCTTGATAGTTGCAAAATCTAATTCAGTTACATTAAGTTGAGACATCTTATCTACTTCTTCTTAAAACAGTTGAAAATGAAACGGGATCTACGACCCCGACAACATAGAAATAAATGGTTACATTGAATGCATTCTGATCAAAGAGAGGAACAACATCTATCTGTTGTGATCTAACTCTGGGTTCATACTTACTGATTAATTGTTCTAATCTTAATTTCAAAGAGTTGGCAGTAACCATATCAACGTTCTCGAACATCATACCGTAGATCGGAGAACCAATCTTTGGTTGGAATGGTCTTTCGTAAAAGTTCGTGAGAACAAGAACCTTCAGTGCCTGTTTTACAGCATTGACGTCAAACTTCCTCGCAACGTCACCCGTAATTGGATGCATTGCGAAGGATAAATCTAGATCCGAGTAGATTCTGTTTACTGTTTTTGTTGCCATATAGTTATTTATATCAACTTCTTAGACGGTCGGAAGTTGTTTGAAATATCCTTTCGATATATACTTACCAGTTGGTCCAACCATAGTTCCGCTTAACCCAGGACGTTGTTTTCCATCTTTATACACCCATCCGACATGAATCCAACCGCTACCAGATTTTCCTGGTGTAAACTCGAGCAAGATTTGATCGTGTTTACAATTTTCGGTAATCCATTTTGCAATTTTAATAAATTCTTTCTTGCTTCTACCGCCAATTCCCTCGATGTCGGCAGCGGCACCATAACCATGAGCGCCTGGATCGGCTCCTCCTCTGCTGGGGTGTCGACTTCTGTATCCGCAAGAAAGTTTCAGTTTACCCCATTTTTCTTGTGTGGGTTCAAGAATATTAACGCACAGGCAACGTAAATTATTGATGATGTCTGCTACTGTATGTCCGGATGGAGATTTACGCAAACTCTTCCACCCATCTGGACAACCATTACTAGGAAATACGCAGAGGTCTTTAAGTTTGAAATTGGGCGATAGTTGCAGATTGCCATCATACTTTCCAGCCAATGGTGTTAATTGCACTGTTTTACCGCCGAGTATAACTGCATTACACGATTTCGTTGCAACACCAGAGGTATTCGGAATCATTCCAGTTGATGTTTCTGGATCACCAGTATCGGGCGAAGACGTCTCATTTCCTGAAGTTGATGGATCTCCGTCTGTATTGACGCAATCTGGATTATCGCCTTCTGCTGGAGGACTATCATCGCCATCGGAATTCATAATATCATTTTCACCATCATACCCAGTAGTAACATCATTGGTGGTGCGTTCAACAGGTTGTGGTGCAGATACGGATACAGGTTTTTCTAACTCATATGTTACTGGAAGTTTCGCAGATACTGCACAGATTGCATCTTCAGCGGATCCAGCAGAACCAGCAGACGCAGGAACTGTGATAGTTGCAGTGGTATTACCCTTTATATCGGTAGTATCATCTGGACTATTGTGTGTTCCCCTCAGGTTTGTAGTTCCTGCATTCAATGTAGTAATATTTGCTGTTGTTACATCAAGAGTTGCAGTATCAATCGGCGAGGATGTGACCAGTTGTGCCTTCAAACTGATGTTTCCTGTGCTTTCTGCATTAATAGTTCCAGCAGACTTAATATTAACATTGCCCGTCGATTCTTGGTTGATCATCGCGGCAGACTTAATATTAACATTACCAGTGGATTCTTGGTTGATCATCGCGGCAGTTTTTAAATTAATATCACCAGTAGATTTAGCAAGAATTTCTGCATCAGTACATAGGTTCATGTTACCTGTTGAATGGTTAAAGAATGCTCCACCAGATTTGATCTGCGTATTAACTTTGGATGTCAGATTCAACCCTGCATTTGTTGTCAGGTTATATTTACCTGCAGTTCTAGTAGTGACTGCGCCAGTTATTTCAGCATCAACCTTACCTTCATTCTTAACAGAAATATCACCTTCATTTCTGAGATAGATACCATCCTGCACAGAAAGACCAAGTGACCCACCAATGTTGACATTAACATCATTATGGATGTCAAGACTGACTTTACCATGCATTGTTAGTGCAGTGTCGTTCATAATGAACACATTACATTGCCCTGCAATGTGAACGTTAGCATTACCTTCAATTAAAACGAAACCATCTTTTTCAATGATGGAATACCCATTACCAATAATTTTATTTACTTGAGTTCCATCAGGTCCAGTCTCTGTAAAGGTTCCTGACCTATGGGCAATATTTAATCGCTCAAAACCAGGAGTGTCATCGATTTCTAATGCGTGTCCAGATTCACCCGCAAAAACTTTATTAAACGGATACTTTGCAGCGTAAGGAGTTGCTGGTTGTTCCCACGTAGAACCAGAACGACCTGCCATCTTTACCGCACGTTTTCTCGATGCATTTCTTGCTGCTGGTGAAGAACCTAATGACTGAGATGATTTATCACCCGCAGATGTTCTTGGGTCTGGGTTAATATTTTTAGAATTAACGCCAAGCGCCAGACTATTGGTATCTGGTTTGTTTACATAGTCTGGTTTAGGATATGATTTATTTGGATCTGCAAAACCTTTCTCAATTGGTTTTTCTACATTAGTTCCCTCGTGTGTCGGAAGAGCATTTGCAGTTGGAGAATTTATTTGGGAAGTAGGTTCTGCTGATCTTGTATTGTGTTCGATACCATTATCTAGAGTATTCTGGGAAGAATCCTTTAATGGAGCATCTACCTTTTCTACTGTCTTAGTTTGTGTTACTGTTCCATCTGCATCTGTTGTCGTAGTAACAGTTGTTACCGCACCAGATGATTGAACAGTTGACACTGATGATGTAGAACTTCCATCAGCAGAAGTTTCTGTTGCTTGTGAAATCGCGGAAGAAATAGTTTGCGTATCTGCAGTAAAATTTGTTAGAATTTCATTCTTCGCTGATACACATGCTTCATATGTAAATGTTAATCTAGATCTATCTGCTTCTTGCGCTTTAGCATCAAGTTGCTTAATCAGAGTTTCTACATCAGCAGGATCGTCGAAAGCAATTGTTTTGTTGCTTTCAACATCATCAGTTTTAGCATTAGCATCATTAGTTTTTAACTGTGTTAGTGCTGTGATAATACTTGGATATGTGTTGGGTAACCATTCCACTACAGTTTCAATAGCAAGTAACCAAGTTCCGCCAGATCCTCTACCATGTAGAGAATCACGTTCTGCTGCTTTTATTTGATTGAGTTTAGATGCTGCATTAGAAGCAAGAGTTGCAGAATTTGCATCTGATCCTTCAAATAAAACTCTTCCATTCTCAACCTTATCTACAACAGAAAGTTTAAAAGTTTCTGCACCAAGTTGTTCTAATGTAGTTAAAATACCATTCTGAATAAATCTGAATGGATTTGTTACTGATGTAGTAAAACCAGAAGAATCAACGACACTAGCAGTTTTCTTTACGGAAGTAACGACTTTAGCAGAAATAGTTCCATTGGAAGTTAATTCATATGTGATCGTTCCATTATTAATTGTCTTAACAATTTTCTTAGGAACTTCTTTTGCCTCTACTGGGGAATTAGATGTTTTTACAGTTTCAACAGTAGTTTGTCCAGCAGGTGTTTCTGGTTCAACTGCGGGAGGAGGTGTTACTTCTTCATCCTTGACTATACTGGTAGTACCAGGAATTGGTCCAGGTGTTGCAACCTTTTCTGCGGGGAGCGCAACAGCATTGTACCCCACATCGAACCAATACTTCGCAGATACACCACTTGTATCTGTCTTGATATTTCCTCGTAAATAATTTTGTGTGGAATCAATATCCCAGCACAGTGATAATGCCAATGCGCCAGCAAGAGTTTTCTTATCAACCGATTCATTTATTGCACGAGATGTCAGCAATAATTGATATGTAAATTTTAGTAGATTTGAAGCAGCGAGATCTTGCAAAAATGGATTTTCTATGAATCCTCCATGCATGTCGCCGTGGTCTGTCAAAGCACCATCTGAATTCTTCGTTGCTAACTGCGGGTGCACAGAAACATTAAATCTGGGATCGCCACCATTAATTGGATAAATTAACATGTAGTATAATGCATTATTTCGAGCATTGACAGGCGCTTCAATTATTCTTGTTTGCTTAGACCTGTTGTACTTCACGAATCGACTATACCAACTTTCGTATTCCTCGTTACCCTTCGAAGGAACAGGAATGTTTGGCAAATTATTGCTGATCCATTTATTCAAATCACTACCGAATATTCCAGCATCAATAAGTTGCGTTACGCCAAGTTTATAAACACCATACTCACCATCCGCATGAACAACAGTAAATTTCCATTGATCACCAGTTTCTGTTAGTTGACCACCCTTTATTTCTAATAAATTGTATCCAGGACCAGGAGAAGTTTGTCCAAAATTATAAACTTTCTTATAGTATTGTAAAGTCATCGCTTTTTGAATTTCTTTCAAAAGCGTAACTACATCATCGCGAGTCAGAGAACCGATAGTTTCTTCTTCGCTCATGTTGATTGTATCAACTGTCGTAAAATACGGTGTAAATGGATCAGGTTTTTTCATTAGTTATACCTTATACTTATTTCTATAGAAGGCAAATTTCTTTTTTCTATCGGCAAGACCGTTTGCTGGATCGCTCCCATTAATTGCTGTAGATACGAACTCGACATCGCCCCATCTATTATTTTTGCCGATTTTAGATCGTTCTTTGTTGAAGTAGTAAAGTAGTATTTCTGCTGCGACTTCTTTAGTTGCTGCTAACTCTGGATTATTTTCTAAATCTCTTTGAGTACCAGTTGCGGTTTTAATGTATTTTGCAGCGTTTCGATAATTATTTTTCCAAGTAAGTTGCAAAAACCCTCTTCCGCGATATTTCTTTCCATCTCCTGGTTTCGTATTACCATTTTTTCTTGCTCTTTGTCTACCGTCTGGGTCTATACTTGTAATATCATAACCGCTATGAGCCTTTGACCCGTCTCTGCGTCTGCCATTATTAATATAATTGTCGTCACCCACTTCTGTCATTATCGTGAATCCACCAGTCTCATGATTGCATTGTGCCATTATCATAGCTTTGGCAAGCGGAGTATATCCATTTATTTTTTTACCATTAATATCTAACCAAGATGCCAAATATTCTTCCAGATCTTTTGCATTACCACTTGGTTGTACCACATCACCGAGATCGTCACCAGAACCAGAATCCCCGCTACCTGTTGCAGAATCACCAGAAGATCCAGATCCCTCGGATGGCGCACAATCTGCAGATGCCAGTCCTCCAGGAATTGACCCGACTGTACCAAAGAACATAGGGTGTTGTCCGTTTTCACCGTCAGCAAAAAACCCAACAACCCAAGAACCTTCTACTGCGCCTGTCGGTGACCAACCAACACCAGAACTTCCCGCTGAGTTTGCAGGCATCACAGGAATTGCCCATGGAAGATCTTCTGATGGAAGTACTTCGTTATCTTCGGTATGATACCCAATAATTCTTACTCGACACCTGCCTAGTCGCAGCGGATCGTTTCTATCCTCGACCACTCCAAACCACCAGTAGAAGTTTGCATTATTATTAGATGTAATATTGTCCATTGCCATGTTTTAACTTCCTATCTCACTATTGACACGTTCGAGAACCTTCGCATAACTTTTTGGATGTAATCCGTCATTTGAAGGGAATTCCGACAGTTTGATCGTTTTGTCACCATATTTAGATGCAACACCTTGAATCTTTTGTGCAATCGCACTATCATATGGAAGAATCCAGATAACTTTCTTAGATTGTGCTTTAATAGATTCTCTTACTGCAGTTGCATTTTCGGCAGTCTTAATATTCGGGAATCCTTTATCATTAGATCCCATTGATATGACTGTATAATCAGAACCACCTTTAGCAACATAGTTTTGTTTAATTTTGTCAGTATTCCATCCAACCGTAGCATTTGTTGTTGCATCCTTGGCGGAAGTTCCTAGACCCTGTGCAATACTATCGCCGATAAACGAACCTTTACCAACTGGTTTCGTCGACGATGCTGCTGGTGTAGCAGGATCTGTTGTGGTTGGTGCAGAATCAGAAGCTGGAGTACTAGTATCATCCGACCCACCAAGTTCTTCAACTTCATAAATTTCTTGCGCATAAGAATCTTTGGAAATTTCCAAAAACATAGTATGGCGCAACGGAGATATTTGATGGTGTATCGCAGTTATCATGTAGATACCTGTTACAAATTTGTCCCATATCAATGCTTCAGAATCCTCTTTAGTTTTCTCCCCGACGGACGGATAATATAGTTTGATCATTCTACCAACTTCAGCATCCGTTCTTCCAGGAACTGTTATTTGTAATCTTAATGTGGTTAAGTCCATCAACGAACTATTTCTCTGCGACACAAATTCCTCAGGATGTAAGTCGATAGAATCTTCAGTTGAATCCAGCACACCAGGATTTACAGTGGAAACAAACGGTTTAGTGTCAGATGACCGCATCACATTAATCGGAAAAATCATTTTGTATTGTTTGTCGGTTTTGGTAGGGTCATTTATATCAATGTCAGGGAATGTATATGCTCCTGAAGATGGATCTAATTTTCCATCTTCCATGTGATTATATTGTTTATAGTTGAACCCATGATCATAATAGTATGCCGTATATTCTTTCTTCACCATGTTGAATGAGTGAACAGTGCTGGCAAAGTGACCTAAATCTTGACTCTTAATGACATCCAAGTTAGTAATAAATTGCAGCGCTTCAATAGTTTGAAATCCCTTGACCAAAGAAGAAACCGTTTGCAAATCAGATAAATTAGTATTATAAACGAAGGCTGAATATATGTCTCCGTTTTCTAACTGATTTTTAACAAGACCCTCGATTGACGCAAAATAGAATGCTTTGGTTGTTTCATAAAACATAAAAGTTGGAGATTTATTCAAGTTTCCAATAGATCGTTTCGCCAACCAATTTATACACTGAAACGGCGACCACATC